TATGGCGGCAACATGGGCGCTATACAACGCCTATTGCCTGAATATCGCGAAATGATTAAAGAAGGCGCATCTTTTGAAGAAGTGATGGCCAAAATTGAAGGCACTTTAGGCGGGGCCGCATCTGAAGCCGCGTTAACCGCTGAAGCCCGTTTCAGAATCTTTAAAGAACAAATAGGCGAAACTAAAGAAGCGATAGGCGCGAGCCTTCTGCCTGTTATTGAAGAAGTGTTGCCATATTTGCAAAACTTGGCTAATTGGGCACAAGATAACCCGCAAAAATTCCGTGACGTTGCGCTTGCTATTGGCGCTATTGCCGCGTCAGTAGTTGCGCTAAATGCTGCCATGAAGGCTTCAATTTTCTTTAAAGCCACTGGCTCACTTGGCGGCCTGGGTGTAATTGTTGCCGCGTTTGCTACGGCTTACACAGCCATTGAATCTTTTCAACTTGGCGTAAACGCGCAATACAACAAATGGGTTGGCTACCTAGAAGGAACCGTAAACGCCCTAGTAAAAGCGTTCAACCCTGTTATAGGCCTGATTAACCGTGTCATTCCTGGCGGTAACCCACTGGCGCAACTAAGCCTAATCAACATTCCACGTTTGAATACCACACCCCGTTCCCAACAGGGCGCGGGCTTTGCGGCTTTAAACATTCCTCAAATGGCTGAAGGCGGCATAGTAAAAGCATCTGTGGGGGGCACCCTGGCGGTTATTGGTGAGGGTGGCCAGGATGAGGCCGTGATTCCTTTGAACCGTTTAAACAATTACGGCGGCGGGGACACAAACGTAACTATTCATGTTCAGGGGGCAGACCCAAACGCAGTTGTTGACGCGCTTAGAACTTACATGTTCCGTAACGGTTCCGTACCTATTCGGGTGGCGTAATGCCTCGGTTTAATTACACCGTTAAACACTTACCGTTTGGCGCTAATACAACTATAAACAACGTGCAAAGCCTGACGGTTAATAGAGGCCGTACACAAATTCAAGACCCTTTCAAGGCTGGCACGGCCACCATAACAGGTCGGTTACCGTCTGCATTACCTACGCTCAAAATTGGTGACGACATCAGAATAAATTGTGTCGGTTCTGCCCCAGCACCAAACACATTTAACGGCGGCGTTTTTTCGGGCAAGATTGCTGATTTTGAAATTAACTATGGCATCGTTTCGGCTGAAGACACTTGGACTATTTACGCTGAAGACACTCTTGCCGAAGCGGGGCGGGCTTTAACTACAGACACTTATAGTTGGAGCGCTGGAATTGCCCCTAATGAAGCCGCGTTTTTAGCATCGGCCAACGCTGGAATTTCTTTATTTCGTATAAGTGGCACACCGCCAGACGCAAGCACAGTTTCAGCGCAAACGTTAAACAATGCAAATCTTCTAACGTTGTTAAATGAACTTGCTTTTACCGCACAGGCATTTATTTATTCAACTGCCGCTAGCGGTGTTTTAACCTGGCGCGACCGTGCAACATTTAGCGCCATTGACTACGGGGCTTTTACCGATGGCACCCTGAGCATTGACCTAAGTTTGCCGATTTCCTATGACAGTCTTAATTTTTTTTCCCAGGCTGATTCATTTGTGACCCAAGTAGTTGTAAACGCTGACGGTTTAGCGGCCCAGGTGTCTAGCGGTTCTAATGACCGTTCGGTAAGTTACTCCTCATATAACCAAACAACGACACAAGCAAAAAACCTAGCGGATTATGTTTTAGCCACTTTGCAAGTGCAAAACGCAGTGCCCAAAACAATTTCCTGTGTTTCAGAAAAACAAGTTAATGACACCATGATGCGTTCGTTTACCCTTGCGGGCACTGGCGAACGTGCCGAAATTGTGTTGCGTGGCGTTCGTTATTACGTTTATTTGAATGGCGCTACTTTGTCGGCTAACCCTGACCAAACCCGCATTAGTTATAACTTGGTTTCGTCTGACGCGCTTAATTTCTTTATTTTGGATGATGCTTTTTCAGGCGTCTTAGATACTAATAAGTTAGGATTGTGATATGCCCGTACCTGATTTTTCACCTGGTGAGGTTTTGACCGCTGCCGCTATGGACTCGATAGGTCTGTGGCTGGTCAAGACGCAGACGGTAGGCACTGGCGTGTCTAGCGTGACCGTAACAAATGCGTTTAGTGCTACTTATGACAATTATTTATTGACTTACAACGGCGGCTCACAATCATTAAACTCTAACATTGACTTGCAATTATCAGGCTCAACAACTGGCTATAACAGTGTTTTGCTATATACGAGTTCTACTTCAGGCTCGCCACAAGCGGCTAGCACGAATAACACTGCCAACTGGGTATGGGTTGGCGGTGCCGAGGCTGGGCAAGCGAGTCATATGAGCGTAAACTTAATGAACCCATTTCTCACGCAATACACAAAAATGCGTAATGGTTCTTATCAAAACTCAAACAACTACGGTATTTGTAACGGTGAGCACAGAGTTGCGTCTAGTTACACAGGTTTTGTAATGATTGCTTCGGCCGGAACTTTTACTGGCGGGACTATTCGTGTTTACGGCTACAGAAACTAGGACACTATGAGCAAACCACTAATCCAAATAGACGACCTAGTGCGTGAAATGACCGATGAGGAACATGCCCAATATTTAGAAATGCAAGCCAATGCGCCGACTTTGCCTGCTAACCCTGCTAACTCTTAGCCTTACCGCCTGCGCAGACCGTGTACGCGAAAACTGCGACACCACCAAAGCAGACGGACTCCTAGAAAGAAGATGCGAATGAAACCCGAAAACCGCCTTACCAACGAAGAAATAAAAGCCCGCCTAATCCTCATCGTAGGCATCGCCTTATCGTTCTCATTTGTTATGGCTATCGTCTCGCTGATTTACGGCCTGCTATTCGTGGTGCAACCAGTGGAACAGGCCCCTAATGATGCTGAAGCCTGGGGCGTACTTTCGCCTATGTTGATGACCCTTGCAGGTGGCCTCATCGGACTACTCGCAGGCAACGGCCTAAAAGACAAGCCGAAAGACCCGCCAAATGCCCCGTAAATACACAGGAACCACCGATGCCCCAGGCACAAAAACCGCCGAAGGATGCGAAGAACTAACCCGCCTACTAAACAAAACCTGGGGGTTCACCTTCCACGGTGGGTTCAATAACCGCCGCATTCTTTCAGGTAGTTCCAAAGGCAAATGGTCAGTGCATGCCACAGGCCGCGCTATAGATATCGCTTATCCGCGCACACGTTACGGCCGAAGCCAGGCGGTGCAGGTTTGGGAATGGCTAATGGCAAACACCGCCACCCTTCAAATTGAAGGCGCACATGACTACAGTTTTCAAAAACCAGGTGATGCGATAGCCCATGGCCGCGGCTATCAGTGCACCAGGGGCGAAGGCACCGATAAGGGCGCAGTGGTGGAATTTGACGCTAAACGAAACGCGGGCAGTTTTGGGGGGAATTGGCTACATATTGAACTTGCGCCTTCCCTCGCCCATGACCGTAAAGCCTTACGCGATGCCTGGATGACCATTGAAAAGCCCTCGCCATTGTTAAAACCACAAACGGTTCAGGCGCGTTAGAACCCTGTGTGTCGCGTGGACACGGCCCACAGGTTAGAGGGTGGGGCTGGCTGGTTTCTTCGGCCCCACCCTTGCCCCTTTTTAATAACTTGACGAGTGTTTACATTTGTGTTTACAATATCTGTACCGAGTCCACAACGGAGAAAACCAAAATGAAAACAACACTTTCCCAATACAACTGGCAAAAAGGCACTTTGCATTACATGTCAGTTAGCGGGTACTACCCTGAGCAAATGCGAGGCTGGTTCATGCTTAGCACTGACGGCCGTACCGTTCTTGCTCGCAAAATTAAAGGCCGCAACGTGTGGCAATTTGCAGACGTGAACCGCGTTCTTGATTTCAGCGCTGACATTTTAGAAGGGGGGAAATAGTCATGAGTTTCAACGACCTGCCACTATTCAGGGCCACAGACCCCGACACCAGCGCCGCAGGCGCAAAACACGTAAAACCCCGCCAAGGTTCCCAAATGATGCGCCTCCTAGCCGTTTACGCTCGCTACCCACAAGGCGGCTTAACCGATGAACGCGCCGCACATTTCGCAGGCATAAACCACGGCTGGAAACGATGCGCCGACCTTCGCCGCATGGGCTGGATACTTGACACAGGAAAACGCCTAGAAACCTCTACGGGTGCCCTGGCGATGGTGTGCGTAATCACCCCCGAAGGTTTGGAGTTACTGAAATGACCATAATTAGTTTTTGGTTTACGTTTATTGCGGGCGGTCTTATTGGCTGGATGTATGTAACAGCGCGGAACTGGCAACGTGACCAGCGTTATTACTGTCCTAAATGCCGCGCGATTATGAGACGGAACCGATGGATTCAATAACTACGGTGCCGCCCATTTTGGGTTGGTGTCCGCTATGGTCAAAAGACCGCCTCACATTAGTGCAGGTGTTTACAAATAATGAAGGCCTGATTAGGCGGGTGACCGTAAACCAACGGGCACACAAAACCGCACTTTGGGGGCCGACAAGCGAAGTGTTTGAA